GAATAAGCCACCCCGCAAGAACTTACAATCCTCGCTAGAGCTTCATATCTTCCTACCCACCCAATGTCAACCAACCCTCCTATTGTTGAACAGTTAGCAAACCCACCGCAACCTGAAGACAAGCACGTTCAATACGCCAAGCTTCTCGACATCTATCGCGCCAATCCAAGCTACTACAACCAACAACAGCTCAAGGAATACACCGAACTTTATGGTTTTAACTATTTTGTTCCCGTCCCAGAAACCGACTTCCCACCCGAACGCAAACCCTCCAACGGCCTCTTCGCTCTTGAAAATTTTCGCTTTCACGTACTTCCGTCTTTCACTCGCTTCCGAGACATTCCCCGCACTGGTTACAATCCTCTCAGCTTCATAACATACATCCTCTACCGTATGTTCCCTCAGCTCCTCAATATTCTTGATGACTACTGCCGTCCCGCAGGAAACATCGATGCTATCTTTGAAAACTTCAACCAAGAAGTTACACCCGTCGAAGACTGTGATCCCGCACGCTTGATTCAAATCATGACTCTAATCCACTTTTTCATGCAAATCATTCCGTTCTCACCGATCGCCTTCCCCGACCTACGTTTCTATAAATGGTCTCTCACTACAAGTGCAGACTATCACTGTCACCACTCTCAAGACATGAAACGCGAATCAAAGTCATACTGGCAATATCTAAAAGATCACCTCATGCTAGAAGAACGTTTCGACTACTCCGAACGTCCACGCTCCAAAGGCTTCTTCTTCAACTCTGTCTTACTCGCCTCTCGCACGATTATTCACAACATCAAATATTATGGCACCCCCTTCAAGCCAACCAAAGGCCAAGATGAGCCCTCTCGTCTTTCCAAACTCGCCTACTGGTTCATGAAATATCCAACTGTCCTTTATGTCCGTTCCCAAATCTCCAAAATCTCCAAACTCAAGATTCGTCCAGTCTATAACGCTCCGTTCCTTTTCATTTTACTTGAAGCTATGGTTACTTTACCTCTCATGGCAATGTGTCGCTTACCCGGCAACTGCATTCTATGGGGTTTCGAAACAATCCGTGGCGGTATGCAAGAACTCAACCGCTTGTCCTTCGACTTTACCACTTTCATTATGATTGACTGGTCTCGCTTCGATCAACTTGCCCCTTTCGCTATCATCTACCACTTCTGGTGTACTTTTCTCCCACAACTCATTCGAGTTGACCGCGGCTACATGCCTCAAGGAGAATATACAACCTCCCGTCATAAATCTGCTTTTACAGCAAAACATGACAATCACTTCGAACACAACCCAAAGTACCACTCTTTCGCTACACGCCTGCTCACCAAATATCCACCACATGTTATCATGTTCACTTTCGTTATCTTTAACATCTTGTCCTTCATCTGGCTTTGGTATGCTAAAATGGTCTTCGTCACTCCCGATGGCTACGGTTTCATCCGTCTCCTCGCTGGTGTACCTTCCGGTATATTCATGACCCAGATCCTCGATTCCTTCGTAAATCTATTCCTCTTCATTGATGGTCTACTCGAATTCGGATTCTCTCTCGACGAGATTCGACTCATTAGACTCTTCATCCAAGGAGACGATAATATCGCCTTCTTCATAGGAGATTTCGAACGAATTTTCGCGTTCTACGAATGGTTCCCAGCTTACGCTCTCAAGCGCTGGCACATGATCATCTCCGTTGATAAAAGCTCAATAACCCGACTCCGTAAAAAGATCGAAGTTCTTGGCTACACAAACAACAACGGCATGCCCTCACGTGACCTGAAAAAGCTAGTCGCCACCCTCGCCTACCCCGAACGATACGTCACCGGCCCTCAATGGTCTGTAATCCAAATGTCACGCGCAATTGGAATTGCATACGCAAACGCCGCCCACGACTCATCCGTTCATGATCTCTGCCGTCGCGCCTACAACGACGCCCGCAAGCATTCTGGTCTCACTCACGATGAACTCAAGAACATCAAAATTGAATATCAGAAGCTCGGCTTCTACGAGATCTTCTCCGTCAACCTCGAAGAACTACAGTCTATACTTGTTCAGGATTTATCACAATTCCCTGACTACTATGACATCCGTTCCAACCTTCGATATTGGCATGGTCCTCACTCCGTCTACCCGATGTGGCCTTCCCACTTCGACGACCCTCTTTCCTCTATACAGGAACCTGATGACCTTATCACTCTACACACAGTCCTTTCTCACGCTGGTGTTACGTTTGATCGTAACTATTAATTTAGTTCCGATCTTTTTCGACAAAATAAAAAAAAAAAAAAAAAAAAAAAAAAAAAATC